CGGAACTGTCGGCCACAATATCAAGTCGCTGGCCCTTGCCAAAATTACTGATACGGCCATACTCTTCATTGATTGTAATTGTTTTATAATTCGTCCATGCTGAATGGTCAGCAATGGCCGAAATACGACCCAAAACTTGATTGACAAGAGAGGAACTATTTGGAGCCTCATAACTGAAAAAGCTCGACGCCTCATACAAAGCCTTCTGTTTCGCCACAGCCTTGAGGTCTCTTGCCACTTTCTTCAACTGCATGGCATTCAACATATCCAACTGCTTCCACGCAGCCGGGATACTATAGTTACCCACAATCTTATGTAAAGCCAATGTTCTCTTGACTTCACCTGTATGGGGAACGTCTTTTGCAGCCGGGAATACGGCCAAATTAGTAGACGACGTACCCTCTAACAACAATTGGGCTTGATTACCCGAAATCGTAGTCATGCCGGGGCCGAGAGGATCAGCACTCTCAAACAAACCAGACATACCCGTTGCATAAAAATGTATTACCTGATAGCCTTTTCCAAGACCATCTTGACTTTTAACCCCGAAGGCCGTCTTTTTAATCTTGCTAAAGATCGGAGCCACTATCGGCTCTATCTCAACAAGCATCCGGGGTAGTTCTTCTCTAACGAGGTCATTTAATAGGTCAACTGCTTGTGCCATCGAAATCACCCTTCACTACATACGTTACCATTTTAATTATGAAGTAACACCCGTTACCTCAACGCACGTAGCTTACCGGATTTCCTATCTTAATTGTGACTCTGTTTCCGTATCAACTGAATCCCCTTTTGCAAATAACGAGAAACCAAGTTATCCTCGTCGCCATCCTTGCCAGCAGCCACTCTTTCAATAGGTTTATCGGCTTGGATTTCGGCTGAAAGACCTCCACCTGGCCCCATTCCCAAAACTATCGGGAATTGATCCGGTGTACTCGGAATACCAAACTTAGTATATTTGGCTCGTATCTTTTGGACACAACCCGCCACAAGTTCGGCTCCATACGGTACTCCATCCTGAATCTTCCTCAAAACATCCTCAGCTACCTCATCCTTGATTATCGACATACGGTCATCCCGCTTGTCTCCTATTATCATTTTACCAAAAATCTCATCTTTGTCAACCGCTAAGTCCGATATTTCTCGTAAATTTTTCTTAGCATCCTCAATTTGACGTGTTTCTGACCGTTCAAGAGTTACTTTAGCCTTCTCCGGATCGAACCCCATTGCATCAATAATGTCCTGTTTTGACACCCTAACAGCCTCCGCAGGTTTATTACCCTTATCTCCCCCCTGCGGAGTTTCGTTTTCATTCAAATATGCCATAAATTCTCCCGGGTCAATTCCCAAATGTAGAGCCAATTCTTTTGCTTGTTCATCAGTCGGATTATCTGCCATCGAATCAATTAAGTTACCAATCTTGAGCCCTTTCTCCGCCTGCTTTTTCATTTCTGAGGCTTCTTGAAATCTCTTATCAGCCCCACCTGCCTTGGTTGCCAGAGTCTTCATTTCCTCTAAAGTAACTACCTTGGATTCCCCATCAATATTCAGGGTATAGGATTCCGGCTTCGCTACCAGACTTCCGCCACCAGCCTTAGAAGGGTCTGGCGTACCACCAGTAACATCAGGGGTTCCTGTATCCCCAACCGGAGCCACAGCATCAAATCGAATACTCAATCCAAATCTCTTAAATAACCAATTCATCTTTTTTCCTTTCAATTTTTAACTGTTGTAGGACATTTTTCCGCCAAATCTGGATAACAATTTGTCGTGGAATTCTTGTCCTGTTTCTGCAATTACACATGGAGTTGTACTGGCCCATGTTCCTTTCCCATCAAGTCCAAGGCCAACCCACGCCTCTCCCCAGTCAAAAGTCTTTTTTCCGGTAACAATAGCCGGACGTCCTACGGTACATACGCAAATCTTTCCAACTAAATTCTCATCTTTTTTTGGAAGTCTCATCAATCTTACCTTTCAATTAAAATTACAATTAGCAAACTCTCCAAACTCCCGAGTAGCGGCAATATCATACGCCAACGCCGCCACTTCCTCCATTTCCCAATACCCTAAATGTTTTGTTTTTCCACTTACTATTGTTTGGGTACACCATTTCTTACTTTGTTTATTCCAAGAGACTCCTTTGAATTGGCTGGTTGTGTTTCGATTAGGCAATTGGTTCTGCATATTTTGCTGGTGAGAGCCTATTCGCAGATTATCCCTCTGGTTATCAAGTGTTATATGGTTAATATGATCCCCCTGTCTCTTGTCTCCAGGCTCTAACCCAAGAATTTGACGGTGCATTCTAACTGCATGAAATTTTCCATTGGGGCCTATAGAATTTCTACCGGCGTAATAATTATCACTTCGGCTATCTTTATGGGCGAACCAATTGAATTGATTCAACCAATCGAAGTCGGCGTCATCTACTAAAGTTACTTTTCCTTGTGTAAGTTCTATTTCTCTCATGGATTACATCATTCCTTCCATTCCGCCTTGGCCCTGTCCCATCATGGATAGTTCTGCGGCTTCTTCTGGGGTCGGCATTTGGTCGGGAAGAGTTCCTAATCCATTTCTATGCTCGTCGTAGTGGGCCACAAATAAATCCCTGACTTTTTGAGACGAAGCATAGAACTCTGGTCGTGCCATGAACGCATCCAAGACCATCAAGTGAACTCTATGCAAATCTCGCTCTGATACAGTTACCTTGCCCGGAGTCTCCCCATCCCCAAATAGGATGATATTTTCAAACATCGCCCTTCGATAATTCTGCCAATTAACTTCCAACCCCACAGGCAAATCAAGCCCCATCTTCCTGACCTCAAAGGAATATTCCTCAAGGGTTATTCGCTGTGCCGTAAGAGCCTCTTTCAATTCAGCCTTCTGTTGCTCTTTTGAAATAGGAACTTCCGAAGCCACCGAAACTGTTACCTCATCCGGATATGGTATCGCATTCTGTGACAATTGCAACGTACCCGTCTCAGTATCCAATACTATCCCCGCCAACGAGTCATCCAACTGGGAAATTCCAACAACCTTTTGATCTGTCCAAATATCCTTGAGTATCCTCAACATTGCCCTGTATATCCCCGCCACTCCCTCAGCGATATTCTTTGCAGTCGGACTCAGAGGAATCCCACTCGTTTCCCATAAGAAATTAAATCCTGCCCCAGAATCAGTTCGTCCCGGAGCATCTCCTCTCATCATTGTATTTGGTAGATTAGATACTTTATCCATCAAGCCTATTGCTACCTCAATTGCCTTAATCTGCGGAGCCGCCATCTTTGCAGGCATAATATTTTCAGGCTTCAAATCCGGAGTCGTATAATCTGGCTCATACGTAATTCGCTTTACACCGTCTTGACCCCGCAGAGCTAAGGGAGGCGTCCCAAGGGTGGTCGGCCACATCTGCATCCCGTACAGGTCAAAATCCGACACCGACTGGAACATACTCGACAGGGCAAGTTCAATCTCGTGATTCAGAGGAAGTAACTGGTCAGTAAAACTCCGTCCCCAGAAACTCCCCACGGTCACATCCCGTATAACCCTAATTGGCATTGGATATTTTGCATCTGAATGATCGTGGCGATAAAGTTGAGTCAGTTTCGTAATCCCGGCAAAAATCATATATTCCGCAAGATAACCGTCACTCGTTTCCGTCCAAACCTCTACCAGTTGTGTAATATTGGTATGGGTTTTATCCTTTTTCGCACTCTTCCCCGAGCCAAACATGGGGTCTGATTTAATGAGAAACCCTCCCCCCTCGGCGGTAGACAACATAGCCCCATCGCCCATAGCCTCTATATCGGCAGGCATACTCCCCACAGGCAACTTTATGTCATCAATTCCTTTGGAACTTTTCGTCTTGGCCCCGGGCGTAATCTTCAAACTCTTAATCCACTCGGTTGGGACGAGTCGGGTTCGCATAATCCCTCGTACATCAGTAGGGCCGGAAATCTCGGCGGGGATCGGCAATAACTCCCACGGAGGAGCCACCTCTATTCCAATAGAATCTTCCCCTTCAACCCAAAGAGCAACTGCCATAGTTCCATACATCAAAAGCACCGGGCACAGAGAAATAGCCAACTGCTTCACCTTATCCTGTGGAAAGGCAGCATCCAATACAACTTGAGCCACACTTGCCTTTC